CTGACGCCAATCCACCCAAATATCCTAACACTAAATTAATTAAAGCTTCAGAGTTTTGCTCAGGTGGTTGTAGTGTTACTAAAAATATGTAGCCCATAAAACCACCAACAACAGCAATACCCATAATTCTAGCTGTCCAATCTTTGTTAAAAGTTTTTCTAGCGTCTTGTTTTTCTACTGTTTCTAGTCTAAATATATCTACATCTAGCTCTTTCATTTGAACTTCAAACTGTTGTTCAGCTTTTTTTAACTCAAGCATTTGTTCTGGAGTAGCCTCTTGTATAGCTTTGTTAATAGATTTTGGATCTGCTTGACAGCCAAGCACGCCAGCAATAACAGATGCTGCCTGGCCGCCTAAGGGGCCACCCAAAGCTGAACCAAGCGTTGGAGCAAGCGCCCCTACTACATTTTTAATTAAACCAAATTTCATGTGTAACTAATCCTTTCTTTGATCATCTCTATCTGCTTTTGCTATTTTGTCTATATCTACTAAGTTTGGAACTCCTAACAGCGTTTTTAACAAAACATCTTGTCTAATACTTTGGTTGTCCATAGCTCTAACTCTGTCAATTAAACTAACTATAATTCCATATTGTGAGTCTAACTTTGTTGATACTCTTTCTTCCATTGTATCTAAACTTGTTTGAACTTTTTCATCTAAAGTATCTAACTTATTTTCCATTCCATCAATAATTCTATTGATAAGTTTCCAAACAAAAACACCTAATCCCAAGGCCGCTGCTATTGGAAAGCCTAATTCTGTAATGACAGATACTGCATCCATTAGCCGGGAACTAAAATAAGTTTATTTAAACTTAGATGTAACTTTGGCCCAAAGCTCAGGCTTAAATTTTTTTACAGACCAAGCCAAAACTACTACTATTATTGTTAATGGTATTAATATATCCATACTGTATTACCTCAGTTTTTTAAAATTATATACTAATTACGCTAGATAAAGCTAAAACAATTCTATCTTCTTTAGTTATTCCAGCTTCAGGCTCATGATATAGTCCTGAGTGCCATACATACCATTTGTTAATTTCAGGTTTTATTTTAAAGTTGTAAAAATCTGTGCCTAAATCAGTAGGTGTTATATACATAAGTGCAGATACTTGAGTATTGGTTATTCCTGAGAAAAAGTGATTGTGTTTAAGATTTTTAGTATTAGTATTTTTGGAAGCATAGTAAATCCAAACATCCTTTTTGTGAAACTTAAAATTTTTAGTTTCTAAGTAGTTTGTAAATAAACTATTTATAGATTTTTTAATACAAGAAAATTCTTCATCTACTTTTTGGTCGCTTTGTATTTCTGGGTGTATGCAATTAGGAGAAGTAGAGCAACATTTATTTTTAAGGGTGTATTTAATTAAATCTTGTTGAAATTTTTTATTATTGACTTTAGATATATAAGGGCAGTCAAATACCTCAATCATTTGATTTATACCAACCAGGTAATCCAATCATAGGCCTACCATCAAATTTGTTGGTTTTGGCATCTTTGCCGCTAGAATCGTTGTAATGCAAAAATACTTGCCCACAATCCTTGCCTGTAAATGGATTGCGCCAATGCTCTAAATCACAGCCACGATACATTAACATATCGCCTGGTTTTAAATTTACTTCTACTCCTTTTTTACCTTCTTCGCCTGATGGCTCTAGAAATATAGGCCAATCATCACCACCTAAGTTCATGGTAGTAGATATTTCACAAGAGTACCTATCTTTGTGTCTTTTTAGCTCGTCACCTTTTTTATAGATTCTTGCATACGAATAAGTTTCAATTAGTTTAACGCCTGATTCTTTTTCCATAATAGGTTTAACTTTTTGCAATAAAGTTTCCATAACGATATCTGCGTAGTGCGAATACGTTTCAGGTATTTGTTGATCGTTCCATACTCCAAAGTATTCAGTAAATTGTGAAATATATTTATCATTAAACAAATGTCTTGCTACTGCCCTTTTATTTAAAAAGTATTGATAACAAAAATCTGCTAACTCTGTTGATATAGCACCTTTAATTACTTGGTATTTATTTTTCTTAAAACTCATTTGAATGGGTATCCTAAATTCCAACACACTAAGGAGTGTCGTATTCCTTTGGTTACTGGTTTGACTCTATGCCAAACAAAAGATGGAAAGATAATAACGCTACCTTTCTTTCTAATTTCTTCACATATTCTTGGTTGAGATCCTTCATCTGTATTTCTAAAATCAAACTCTAAATCTCCGCCTTCGTATTCATCTGGATCAGTTAGTGATACAGTCATGCTAAGTTTTCTTAACTTGCCATGTGTTGTTGGGTTTTCAGGGTTGTTGTAAGGTTCTTCGTATGAGTCGCAATGCCAATCGTAGTATTGACCTTTTTTATATTCAGTAAATTGACAAGCTTCTGACCAATCCCATTCAAAATTCCAACCAGAGCTTAAGTTTGCTTGATTTATGTAAGGTTGTATTTCGTTGTATATCCATCTATCTGACATCCATACAACATCAGACTTTCTTTTCTTTTGAATATTTTTAAGTTCTAGTTTGGTTAAGTTCTTTTTATCAGCATTACCTGTAAGAGCCATTTGTTTATTTTGTTCTTTACCATAACGAACGATTTCATCACATATTCTTTCAGGTATAGCTGACTGAAAGTACCAGTAATAATATTTTAGATTCATCTTCTCTCTCTTAAGAGATCAGTATAGTTTAGATGTGTTTTAAAAGAAAGGTTGTTGTTAACTTGCCCACTCACCTGCTTGAATTTGTCTAAAGACTTGTCTTAAATCCCAACAGCTTGATCCTACAAAAGGTTCTTTGATGATAACAATTCCTGATCCGCCTGCTTTACCTACTACATTGCTTCCACTGAATCCGCCACCGCCACCGCCGCCACCTCTGTTTGCAGTTCCTGCTGTTGCTGATGCACCTCCATTAGGTGTGCCATCGCCTGTACCTCCGCCACCTGCTCCGCCAGCAGCTGCATTGTCTTGAGAGTTTGCAGTTCCTCCTGCTGCGCCACCTCCGCCTCCAGCGTAGGTCACATCTGAACCTGAGATTGTTGAGGGTAGCCCATTGCCCCCTGCTCCATTTGCGGTATTATCTGTGGTTGTAGAAGCACTTCCTGCTGCACCTGCTCCACCTCCTCCCGCGCCTCTATATTGATCTCCTCCTGGAGAAACAGCGCTGCCACTAGCATTTCCACCACTGTTTCCTTGTCCTGATGGAGAGGCTGCTCCGCCTGTACTTGAAAATCTACCTGCACCACCGCCGCCTGACCCTCCAGCAACTCCATCCTCATCATCGCCTGCTCCACCGCCACCGCCGCCTGTAGCGGTAATCTCAATTCCAGACCCTGGTGCAAAGGATGAGTTACTTCCGTTTGTTCCATTACCTGCTCCGCCAGTAAAACTACCGCCACTAGCAACACCACCAGCGCCACCAGCGCCTATTGCTATTGAGTAAGGCGTGTTTCCTGAGACTGCTGATGTAGCTGATAAATAACCACCTGCACCGCCACCTCCACCAAATCGAGAACCACCTCCGCCCCCTCCTGCGACTACTAAGTATTCTATTGCAGAAGTAAGAGGTTGAGTGGAAAGAGTGCCACTAGAGTTAAAAGTTGTTATTTGTTGAGATTGAGTTGCTACTACTGCTCCGACTAATTTAGGCATGTTATCCTCCCCACGTTCCTTCCGATACATACTCGTAAACTGCGTCCATGTTCCAAACACCTGATGCAGATCCTGCAACTGCTGATTCTTTAATAATAACAACACCAGAACCACCAGCTCCGCCAGATCCATAACCACCTACACTACCTGGTATAGTACTACCAGCGCCGCCGCCGCCGCCAGTATTAGCTGTTCCTGCAGTTCCTACTCCATTTTGGTAAGTAGCTGAGGGGCCTCCACCACCTGCTCCCCCCGCACCAGCAGCACCTGGCCTACTAACACCTGGATTTGGAAAATTGGAAGAAGGAACATTAGAAGAGCCTGCGCCGCCGCCTCCTGCTCTTGTTACAGGAGAACCAGTAATTGAGGAAGCAACTCCTGCACCACCTGCAAGACCTGCATTTGGAGAGCTAGTTGGAAGATATTGAGGATTTGGAGCTGATGTTCCTGCTGCGCCTGCTCCACCGCCACCGCCGCCTAGTCTATTTTGAAAAGCAGAGCCACCAGCAGGCTGAGGAAGATAAGGAGGTCCTGTAATGCCTCCTGTACCGCCTGGAAAACCTTGTCCTGGAGCGCCTGCTCCATTGCCAAGACCCCCCTGTGGCCCTGGTTCAGGAAAAGTGTGAGTACTCCCTCCACCTGAGCCGCCATCTCTTGTGCCTGCTATAATTTGAGCCCCCTGGCCAGAGCCTCCTCCGCCATTAGAAGTTATACCATTAAAACTTGAATTTGAACCTACTTGTCCAGCAGGAGGACTCCCTGGATTTGGTGAGGCGCCTGGTGTTACACCACCTACTCCCCCTCCACCAACAACAACTGGATAAGGTGAACCACCAGTAACTGGACTTAAAGACTCTGCTGATGCTCCGCCACCTGATGCTTCGCCTGGAACTGATGAACGATATCCACCCGCTCCCCCACCTGCGGCTCCGAATCCTGAGCCACCGCCGCCGCCAGCTATAACAAGATATTGAACTGAAGAAGAAGTTGGAAGTGCAGTAAAAGTACCACTAGAGTTAAAAGTTGATACTCGTCCAGAAGCGCTAGCTACAGGCAGATTATCAACACCAACTACTCCTCCATTAAGACTAGCCATAATTAAATTTCATCCCATGCTCTAGTTGTTTCATTCCATTCGTATTCTTTGTCATCATCAGGGTAAGCAATAGGTGCTTCCCAATCATCATTAGAATTTAATGACCAAGATGGATATGGTTGTGGGCTAATAAATTTATTTTTTGATGAATCAAAAGTATCGCCAATGGCTGCGTATTGTTTTCTAAAATTGTAGTTATATGAAGTTTGTTTCCAAGCAGTACCACCTGTTGAATGTGGAACGATAGATGCTACAAATGTTTCTGCATCTGCGTGTTGATCGCCACCATTGGCATTCACATCATCGTTGGATATTACTACTACTCGTAATACTTCGTTGCTTGAGTTAAGTTCTGCAAAGTGAGCCATATTTGTACTCCTTACGCGTCATCTAGTTCTTCGTAGTTAATGGTGTAAGTTAAGTCTGAGTTAGCACTTGCACCACCCTCTAGGATATCTCCTTCTTCAAGATAGATGCCTGAGTTCTTATCAATAAGAACCAAAGTAGCGTCTGCTGGAACAGAGATAGTTGAAGCGAATAAAACTACTGAACCACCACTTTTAATAATTCCCATTGTTACATCAGCAGCGCTTGAGCCATCAATATTTGCAACAATAATATTATTAATTTTAATTAACTTATCACTTGCACAAGTTAATAAATCAGTTGTTGTTGTAGTTGTTAAAGCTCCGTTTATGCTGTTTGCAAATATCGAAGTTACATTTACTAAATTTGGATTTGCCATAATATTGTCCTAATTTTATCCGAAAACCAAAGCCATTGCTATAGCTTTACCTGTTGTTGCCGCACCTGATCCACCTATATTAAGTGAAGATGCAACATTTAAATCTGTTAAAGCGTCTATCATAGCTCCGCCTGAACCCGCTCCGTCAGAATAAACTACAGAGGTCATTCCAGTTGGAATGGTAACTGTAGATCCTGAACCTTGTTTTATAATAATACTTTGAGATCCGCTGGTAGCGTTTTCTATAATCCATACTTTTGAAACTGTATTAGGTCCAATTGTAATAGTACAAGTTGAATCTAAAGTTCCAGTATATTTTAAAAACATAGCTCGGCCAGCATCTGCTGAACCGTCTGCTATTGTTGTTGCATGAGTGTCTGCGTTAGTTGTTATGGCTTCTGTTCCATAACCAAAAGCATCACTAATTAATTCTAAATTAGTATTCGTAGAATCACCCCAAGTCCCGCTTTCGTCACCTGTTGCAATTTCTTTTAATCTTAAATCGTTTGTATAAGCTGCCATAATAAGTCCCTATAGTTTATATATAATAAATTAAAAATGCTACCATTAATACATTAAGCAGCAACATCTTTCCAGTTTGGTGTTTGTGATTCATCAATAAGCGTCCATATGTTAATGCTGCTGGTTTCTCCAGTAGCTGATAATCCAGTAACTGTAAGATTACAAGATCCTGAAATAGAAACAGAAGAAAGTGAAGCTGTGGCCTGCACTGAAGGTACGCCAAATCTATTAACGCTTTTGGTTGTCACGCTTCCCAAGCTAGAAGTCATAGCAAAACCTGTTAATGTAATCGTGGATCCTCCGCTAGCAACAACAGATACGCTTCCTAAAGTAGATGTAAGACTTGGTAAAGCTGCTACTGCTGACCCTTGAGCAGCAACGGTTCCAAGAGCGGACGTTCCAACTTGACCAGCTGGTGTTATGTTTGCTGTACCAGTAATTGATGAAAGCGTTCCCAATGCTGATGTTATAGCAAATCCAGTTACACTAATATCTACCGTTGTAAATGCTGTTGTTGTCCCCAAGGCAGAGGTCATCGCAAAACCAGAAATCGTTACAGTTCTAGTTTGAGATACTGGCATGCCAAATGGACCAGATCCCCAAGTAGATCTACCCCAGCCATTACCTATAGTATCAACGGTAGGAGTTCCTACAGATGAAACCAAACTTGGAAGAGTTAAATTTGCTTCGGCATCAAAAGTTACAGAGCCTACTTGTCCTGTTGCAGACTGGCCTGTAACGGTTGTGCTAAATATTATTCTTATATTAGGAGTGCCAACAGATCCTGTAGATCCTCCTAGAGTAACGGGAACATTATTTTCGCTAACAGTTGTTGCTGTTCCTAGCGCGGATGTGGCTGATAATCCTGAAAGTACAACTGGTGAAGCTTGACCCCAAGAATTGGAACCCCAGGTACTCCTGCCCCAGCCAGTTATATTAGCCATTTAAGGCTAGGCGATTCTTATAATCGCTGTAGATGCGCCAGCTGCTGGGAATACAATAGTAAAGTCTCCAGCGGTAGATGTTTTATCTCCACCAAAGTCAATTGTTGCTACAGATTTGCTGCTATCACTTGAGTTGTAAATCATGCAACCTCTAGCAGTAATAGTAGCTGTACCAAAAGTTAAATCAGCAAAATCAGTAAAAGCTGTAGTACCAGCAGTAGTAGGTGCAACTTTAGTTAAGGTTGCTCCACCTGAAGAATAGTTAGTACCAGATGCTTGACCTGTAGTGGTGAAAGAAGTTGTAGTAGCTCCTAAAGTAGCTGATGAAGTATACAAGGCTAATTTAAAAGCATCTCCATTAGTAGCAAAATTATGATTGCCAAGAAGAAGTTCTTTTTTAAAGCTTGTTGTAAGTGTTGATGTAATTGCCATAATTATAGTTTCCTAATTAAATCAGCAGATTCTTTAAAGCCTGCTTTATCTAATTGATTATTTATTGTAATCCTATCAGATTTTATAGCATTTTGCATATATTCTTCAATAAGTTTTTCTATATTATCTTTGAAGGTTTTGACTTGATCTTTTATCTCTTGAGGAGTGTCATCTTCTGTTTGTATCATTTTTTCTACACACAACTTTGCCCAAAAACTAGGTGGATGTCCGCCTTCGTCTGTTGTATAAACTTCTATAATTCCCAGTTCGGGTCCAGCTTTATAACTCATTACCATTTGTTAGGCTCTCCTACTTTATTTTTTTTAAGGTGGGTATCATTCCTGTCAACTAAAACAGGCTCTTGTTCTCTTTTAAATTGTTGCAGCTGACTTCTTTTTTTAGCAATCAAGACTCCTTTCTCATCTGTAATAACAACCAAAGGATCTTCTAAACGATGATAGCCATAAAGTTTTTCATCAGCCGGGACTGCTGTATCAAGCAATCCACTTGTATGAGCAACCTCAATCTCAATACCGTTGAACATTGCTTTGCTTAACCAGAATTCTACACAAGCTCTGCCTGCTTCAGCAAAATGCAAATTGCCTTTATAACTAAAATCAATTCCAAACATTTTTATTTTTGCAACTTTATTCCACAAGGCAAAGGCTACTGCATAAGCAACGGTATTGTTTATATAATGAGATCCGCAACCAGCCAAAACTTCATCGATTGGATATTCAACCAGGCCAGGGCAACGATCATCTAATTGACATGTATAAACTGGACCCTCGTGCTCTGTAAGAAGTTTAGACATACTATCAGTTTGCCCCCCGGCATCATCAGTGTCTAAAAATCTAGATGGTGGGTCCATCATAAATACTCTGTCATGAAATATAACAGATGCTACTGCATTGATAGCCCAAACTTCATCAAAGTGTGATCCATGTGATTTTGCTAAATTATAATCAAACCAGCTTTTGCCCATTCCGACAATAGCCACAGTCTTACCTTCAAGCTTCTTGATTGGTTTCATTTTCTCTCTCCTTTATGTAACCGTTGTTCTAAGCGAATCGTATCTGTATTCGTCTCTCCTTCCTCTTGCTTCAGCTTTATTTTTCAGCCTAGCCATTTCTTGTTGAAATCTATTTTCGTACAACCCCATCATATCAGGATCACCTTTCATAAATGTATAGGCCTCTACCAAGCACCCATACAATAATCCGTTTCTAGCATGATCAGACATCCAAGTTCCTGTTGTATCTGTAACTAAAGAATTGGGTTTATATAAGTAATGAAGTTCAGTTGTATAATTTTGATCTGGCACTGGAGAAATGATTAAACTTGATTCTTGTAGTCCAGTATTTAAATTTTTATCAAAGTCCCCATAGTACAAAGGTCTACCCCTTGCTGTTGAGTCTGTTGGATCTGGCGCATATTCCTGCATAAAGCTAGGATGTTTTTTGTCAAGATAGTGATAGTCTCCATTGCTATCTATAATAGATAAAGAGAAAGATAATTCAAAATCATCCGGGGCTGTTAAAAACCTAGAGCCAGCAGTCATAGATCCTTGTACGTTTCTTCTAAAATAATCAAACTGTACAAGTTCAAATATTCTTTCTTCTGTATTTTTAATTATGTCATCAAGAGTATTAACAAAAGTAGTTTCACTATTTTGTACATAATTTTGTATTAAAGTTTTTAATTCAGCTAACGTCATGATGTTGTAATTGTAACCTCTCCAACAGCACCTGTCATTTCAGGAACTAAAAAATTTGATCCTATAATATCTGAGCTCATATAGTGTTGTTCGTAAATGTTTGTATAAACAACAACAACAAAACCCTCTCCTACTTCTTTATCTGTATTAGGCCTAGGCTCATATAAAGCCTCTGGATCCATTACATGAGGAAGTGGCTCTAGCTGAGGATGTTTAGGTTCCCAGCACTCTGGACAAGTCTTGAGACCATTCCATTCTTTTTTTAATTGGTTAAGTGGATACTCAAAAGCACATCTATCGCATTGTGCTATTGCATACTTACCTGTAGCGTATGCCATGGTTAACAGCCTGGTTTGTAAGGAGCTATTCTAAATGAAGCTCGATCTTCGTC